TAATAATTCCACCAAATTGAGATATACCCCAACCATAAGCACCTAATTGTTCTGCTGGTCCTACGTGGTAGTATTGAAAAAATCTAACTCCTCCTGATCCTGCACCTTGACCTGTTGCTGAACCTGTTTCAGCATTTTCCATAGTAATTGTAATAGAAGTCGATGTTGGTTTAGATATAACCATATATTTTTTTCCATCAAAATCTGTAGCAGTATAACTTGAATTAGTAATGGCTGTAAATCCGGTAATATCAAATTTAATAATATCTCCAATTACAAAAGTATTAGCTCCAACATTTACTGTTACTGTTCTAGATCCGTTTGTTGTTAAGAAAGCATTCGTAAGAGTTGTGCCTGCTGGGTTTACTACAGGATGGATGTCATAAAAAATACCGCCTGTGTAAGCGTATAAAATTCTGTTAGTTCCTATGATTGAATAATTGATAGAAGCACTACTGACCATATGATGTTGAGCTCTCGCTGCACCTGTTAGTTGTTCGCTACCTAATTGAGACCAACCTCCTAATTTTTCAGGTGTGCCATATCTAAAACGTACGTTTGCTCCACCTGTCCACTCATTTTCAGCGCCAGTAGAAGTAACTTGTTTATTAAACCCTGGTAAAAAACCTATTTTCTGTAACATATAAATCCATTATAATACTATTTTATAAATGTTCTTGTCAAAAGGCTCTCGCCAATGTTCAAGTTTACAGCCACTATATACCAGCATATCGCCAACTTCAAGCATGACTTTCGTTAACAACGTTTCTATTACAGTATCAACTCTGTTAAATTTTTATCTGATCCTAAAGTTCCCTTGTAAAAAGTATTAAAAGCTAGACTTATTCTTGTATTGTCACCTTGTTTAGTCTCTACTTGATGAGTGGTTGATGAAGGAAACATAAACAAATTACCTGTTTCTACAGGAAAAAACCAAGTTTCAGAATTCCATAAATTAAAATTTTTTATTTTAAGTTTAACTTGCTGATAACCTTTACTACTACTAAACAGTATTTTATCATTTTTTACATCCGAATCAAAATACAATACACCGGACACTACTGAATTTGGGTGTGCGTGTTTATGGTGATATTGATCTTTTTCTGTATAGTTTAACCACGATTGAGTTATGTAAAGCTCTATATTATTTTTAGGACAAATGATTGTTTCTAAATAATCTTTGCAATGTTTATCTAAAAACTTTTTTATATTTTTAAATTCTTTTCTATTTAATATATAGGTATCATTTGTATTAATATTGCCTCCACTACTATAGCAATGTTTTTTTTGTTTTTTTACAAATTGTAATTCTTGTTTTGTAAACTCTCTATCTATTTTTGTTGTATAGATAGGTGTTGGAAAAATAGAATGTATAATAGGTTCAGTCATTAAAAAACCCAAGATACAAAAGAATATCTTGTTCCTTTCTTAACGGGTTTAACTAAATGTGGATATAAAAATATAGATGGAAATATTATTAAATCTCCAGGTTTAAATTTTATTTCATAATTATCAAACATTATAAATTCACCACCTTTGTAATTATTGTTTAAAACACACACAATACTTAACATTGGTATTCCTTTTCTATCTCCATCAAATATATTGTGAATATGGTCGTGGTGTACAGCCATCGATTGACCTTTAGTATATTTATTAAATCTTAAGTCAGTATAACCTTTCCAACCTTTAAAATTTTTTCCTCCAATTTTATCAACTACAATATATTTTTCTATGGCTTTCCAAGTTAATGACATTAATTTTTTTTTATTACTAAAGTTTTCTATTGAACAAATTTCAAGTTCTTTGTCTCCATATAAACTTTTGTTGTTATATGATACTGAATTTGTCCATTGATGTTTTAGCCATTTATTTTGAATGTCTAATTTGTTTATTGTTTGAGTTAAAATATTTTGAGGAATCCAATTATCTAAATGAAGTATATAATCTTTTAAATTTTTCATTCTTTAAACTCATACCAACCAGTTATAATATATTTATCTTCATCAATAGTTGTATGACCTTTATGAGTAAATGTCCAATCAGCACTCCAAATAACAGTTAATCCTTTTTCTGGTTTTATTTTTAATTTTTGATAATACCATTCTGTTTCTCCACCTTTTTTTACATCATTAAGATATGTCATAAAAGCTAAATGTCTTTGTGATGAATTTAAAGTTGCTTTTTCACAATGAAAAGCGTGATAGGCTTGATTTGGTTTATATTTTTGAATATTAAAATTATTATCTAATGACCATTTAGTAACAACTTTATCACAATATATATATTTTTTTTTATAACAATTAATTATTGTACTTAATTCTTTAAAGTAATTATCTAATACAGGAAATTTAACAGTATCATTTAATTGTAATGCTAAATCTAAACTATCTTTATTTTTTTTATTAACACAATTACCACTTTTTCCTAAAACTTTATTACTTGATTGTTCAAATAATTTTATTAAATCATCACATATAGATAAATCAGATAAATAATATCCATCTATAAAATTATTATTTAAATTAATTTTATGTTCTTCCACACCAATAAATTTATATTTATTCTGCTATATCCCAATTTTGATTTGATTCGTTCCAAGTATATCTATTGCCATCTTCTGGATAAGCAGTGGGTGCTTTCCAAATACAAGTAGTTTCATTTAATATCCAAGATGCATAAGGTTTAGGTTCTATAAAAGCATCTCTAGTTTGATCATATTTAAAACCAATACCAGCAAAGTTTTTTCTAATATTTCCATTATATGAAGTTTGAAACCATTGAGCATTTTGATCATTATATAAATTTCTTAAAAAATCTACTCCAGCTTGTTCAGTTGTTGCAATATCATTTGATACTACTTCAACTCTTTCAACTATATTTCCTTTTCCTATTTTTGCAAAACTAGCCATTATGCTGTGTAACTCCCTGATGCGTTAAATGTTAATATTGTATCTGAACCATCTGTTGAAACTGTTGGAGAACCAGTTATTGTTCCTGAATAATCTGCTGTTGGTAACCTTAAAATTATTATTCCTTTTCCACCAGCACCAGATGCACTCCAACCAGCACCGCCTCCACCACCTAGATTTGCAGTTCCAGCAGTTCCACTACCATTATTTCCAGCACCGCCACCACCAGATCCACCTGTACCCATTGAATAAGATGCGTTTTCTAGAGTACCTCCGCCACCACCAGCGTAAGTTACTGATGATCCTGTTATTGAATTTGCTAATCCATTTCCACCATCTCCAGCACCACCTGTACCTGCAGCAGCACCTCCAGCAGCACCAGCACCACCTCCGCCGCCACCACCAGCAGGATTTGGATCGTGTCCTGCACCACCGTCATTACCTTGACCAACAGTTCCACTTCCAGCAGCAGCATTTTGAAAACCACCTCCTCCAGAACCACCGTCTCCTCCAACAGCACCACCAGAACTAAAACCACCTCCGATAGATGTTATTGTTGTAATTCCTATACCAGATATACTACTAGATGAACCTTGTGTACCAGAACCACCTCCAGCAGCACCACCATCACCTACTGTTGCTGTGTACACTTGACCTCTAAGTAAATCAATTTCTGTACCACCAAAATTTGTTAATAAACCTCCAGCACCGCCTCCACCTGCTCTATTAGAACTATTACCAGCACCTCCACCTCCAGCGACAACTAAATATTCTGCTGGAACAGCAGTAAGAGATTCATCAGTTACATCATCATCTGAATTAGGAATCCAACCTTTAGTTGCTCCTGAATAAACAATGTCAACTGATTGACCATCTGTCATATAAACAGGATTAACTGATGAACTGCCTTGAAAATTTAAACTGTTTTGATTTATTGTAATATTATTTGTAGCCCACTTTCTTGCGTAGTCAGTAAGAATTATTCTATCACCAACACTAGCTGATCCTGGGAAAGTTATTGTACAAGCATTAGAAGTTGTATCAATCCAATAACCTTCACCTGCTACGGCTGTGTGAGTTGCTGCTGTCACGATTGAAGATTGCCAAGAAATTCCACCACCTACATCTGTAAAAGATAAATTACCCGATCCGTCAGTTGTCATAACTTGATCAGCGTTTCCATCGTTATTTGGTAATGTTAAAGTTATACTTGATGCCACTGTTGCTGGAGCTTGTAAAGCTACATACTCTCCACCGGCTGCATCTTGTAATCTTAAATCCCCTTGACCAGCAATTGATAAATTAGTTCCGTCAAAAGTTAAATTAGCAGAACCACCAAAGGCTCCTGAATTGTTAAACTGTACTTGTGTGTTTGATCCACCGGGTGAAGTAGCTGCACCAAAACCTGTGTTATATAATTGTGTACCATCACAGTACATTAATTTCATTCCTTTATCAGTAGTTGAGAATGTAGCACCTGTTTGTGTTGCACCCGATGCAGTTCTAATTTCTACTGTGTAAGCACCTGTTGTGCCATTT